TACGATGTTCTCTTCGTAACCCATAACTTCACACTTCTTTAAGTGTCCTTGTATAAGTTTACCATATTTTTGTGAATCAGGAAATTCCTTTTCTGATTTCATTAATTTTGTAAGGTCACTTAAAATTTTATTTAACTTAGGTGCCTTATAGATGAATGGTTTTTCATTACCATGTTTGTCTATAAGAGCATCTACTTGTTTGTAGTAATCCCTTGATGCTTCATCAACATTCTTTAGATTTTTTTTTTCAGCGTTATCGCCAAGTTTTATAAATTTCTTTGAAGGTTTTGCTTCGTCTATCTCGTTAGAGGTTTCTTCGTTTTTACCTTTGTAGTTTTTGTCTACATAGTCAAAGAATTTCTTCTTCTCTTCATCTGATTTGAATTCAGCAGGTGAAGTGACACCAAATTTTTTAAGTGCTGATTTAAAGAAGTCTTGGTATTCTTTAGTGTTTTCTAAAACTGATTTAGATGCTTCTAATAGGTCATCTGATAAACCTAGTGATGTAAATTTCATTGTTCTAATTCCCCTTTATCGAAATAATTGAATAATTTTTCTTTGCCTTCTTCATCTAGTCTAAGGGACTTAGATAAACGACCTAACATGTTCTTTTCAGTGAGTTTTGTTATTGTTCTTTCAACAGAAAGTTTCTCTTCTTTAACTTCTTCTACTGTTTCTTCTGGTAGAGGTTTAACACCTGCTTTTTTAAACATTTTTTCTAGTTCTTTTTGACTAGCCATGTTTCTGTTCTTGTTGTCTGCACCCATAGAGAATGTAGTTTTCTTAAATCCATCAGGATTTTGTTTCTGCATTCCAAGTGCAACTTTAACATCAGTCATACTGAGAAGTTTTGCAATACCCATAGCTTCTGTTTCACTCTTAGTATTGAATACCTTCTTAATCATCTCACCAGAAGATGCTTCTAAGACCAACTCTTCTGTATCTTCTACAAAAAAGGTTGCAAGTTCTTCATCTATTTGGTCACTTAGTATATCATCTGCACTTTTTTCCACACTGCCTTCTTTTAAAGCAACATGCATACGCACTTCTTCTAGTTTTTCTTTCCAGTTTTCTGACTTATAACTCATAGTATTATTTATAATATATTTTAGTTCGATACCTACTCTTCTATACGAATAACTAGGTTATTTTCCCCTTTGATTAATCTATGGTAACTATTTTTTAAAATATAGTAATCCCTTCCGACTGTCAAATCTTCAGGTAAACTATCATCTTTTTGTAGTTTCCACCCATTTCCACTCAATACATGAACAGTTCGATGTTGTTTATCTCTATGCCAAACGAGTTCACTATCATCCACAGTATGTTCAAAAGTTCTAACTTTGAACATTTTCCCTGTTCCGTGTTGTTCTAAAACCTCTTCTTTATATGGTTTAGTCATCTAATCCAGGATAGAAGTTGTCGTTCTTTTCATTGTAACCATAAAAACTACCCTCTTTCTCAGGTATGTTTATTATTCCTTGTACCCAATTGTCTGCGACATCTTCGGCATATGATTCACTATGAGCATGAACTTCTCGTGTTTCCACCAATTTTTCATTCTCATAAAGTTCTACTTCAAATCCTTTATCGTTTTTAAAAACTTCTGCATATCTATTTTCGTATGCGTATGTATGGTATAATTTATTCATGATATAAGTATATAGGTTTTACCAGAAAAAGTCTCCTCCACCTGATAAACCGAGTTGTTTTGCATAATGAGGCAATCTACATGCCCAATATCCTGCTTTTGTTTTGTCTGTTTTGTTTTTGCAGTCATGTCTTGCCGCGAATGAATCGGCAGCTTTCTTGTTATTGATTTTGACTTTGAGACCTGTTGTATCACCCCATGTGATTTTCTTTATTTTGTCTCCGTCTTTTACATAGACATAATACTTTTTAGGACCACCAACTTTAGGTGAGTTGAGTTCTGGTTCTTTTTCATCCTCTTCAAACATAGGGCAGTCTAAAGGCACTAATTCACCTTCATATACTTCAAATGACCCTACATCAGTTTCTAAGATGTTTTTATCAACTTCTGTTAGTGTATATTTGTTTTCTGATACTAATCTTCTTGCCTCATTGATGCATTCGAAATACATCATAGAACCGAGTCTAAATGGATTGTCTAAAAGATTGGTTTTATTGGATTGCATTGCATCTAGGGTTTCCTCGATTGCAACCTCTTTCAATGTTTTCATAATTACTTATCTAATACTTCAAATTCTTCATTTGCAGGATAACCTTTTAGTGGATTACCAAACACATCTTTGAAGTTTTTCTTTGCTCTATTTTGTTGTTCGTGAAATGCTTTCTCAGTCTCTTTAATGTATGCTTCTTCTGATTGACCTGGTGTATCTGCTTGATATTTCTTTCTTATATCATCTGTTCCTAATTCACAAACACCATCATCAGATACATTACCTTTACCTGGCATCATTTCTTCACCAAATTTTAAGAATAGTTTTCCTTTCTCTTGTTTCTTATCTGTTGCTTTATGCCCTATCATTGCACCAAGGTCATTGATTAGTTTTAATCCCTTTTCAGTAGACTTTTCGTATTCCTTTTCAATCTTCTTTTTGATTTTTCCTTGTATGAGGTCTATGATGTCGTGATAACTAGTGACTAGTTTACCTTCTTCTATAGATTCACCTCTGACTTTATCTGCAAGGTCTTTATCTGCCTTACCCCATGTGCCTGAACCTTTAGTGATAAAACTGTTCACTCTTGCGTGTCCCCATTGCTCAGGAGTTGTGCCAGGTCTATGACCAGTTCTCCATGCAGCGACACCTCTTTTGTATACTTGTTTGAGTATACCAACAGATATGCCTGTTTTGTCGGCTTTCTTTTTGAGTGACTTATCGGCAGCACCTTCTTCTTCTAATTCAACTTCTTCTCGTTGTGCTTCTCTCTGTTTTTGCATCAACTCATTTTCTTTTTCTTTCTCGTCTTCTGCCTTTTGTTTTTCGTTTTCTTTTTCGTGTTTCTGTTTTAACTTTTCGACTTCTCTTTCGTGTTTGTCTTTTTGTCTATCTGTTTCGTCTGCTTGGTTTGCTTTCAGTCTTGCAGCGGCAACTGCATCTTCACCAAACATTTTTTTGAATTTCTTTGTGTGTTTTGAGGGTTTTGTTTTTGCTTGTGCATCACCTGGAGCAGGTTCATATGCACTAGAATCATCATCGTCTTTCTTTGCACCCTTTTCGAAGTGTCTTGCTCTATCTTGTTTAGTAGACTTTGCAAGTTTATCATCACCTTTCTTATCGAAGTATTTCTTAGGTTGAGTTCCATCACGAGATTTTACATCTTTATCTTGTGCTACTTTCTTTACCTCTGCGATATTTTGGTCTAATATATCCATAATAACTATTTATCCTTTTTTCTTCAGTAATAATTCGTATTCTTTCCAAGAAGTTGCCTTCTTATTACCAGGAAACTTAGATGACCAACCTTGTAGATAACTGTACAGTTTTGAGGCCTTTCCATCTAGGGTTTTTATATCATCATCATTTGTGATTTCTATAAAATCCTTCTTAAAGATACTTTTGAATTGTTTTGAGTTCTTTTGAGCTGCATCCCAATCACCTTTTACTATTTCAGGTGGTAATTTTCTTGCCCTCTTTTCGTTTCGTTTTTGTGCATTATCTAATGATGCACTTACATATATCATCTTGTACTCATAACCTAATTCATCTAACATCTTCTTATAGTTTACAATTTTAGATGCTTTAGCACTGGTAGTGTCAAAGATAAGACCAAGTCTACCTTCAATATATCTATCCATTGCATTACCTGTAATCTTTTTTGCCTTGGCACGGATGCCATCTCTGACATTTGAATCAATTTTTCTTAAATCTAGGGATAATCCTGCCTTCTTTAGACCTGCCTCAAAAGCATTATCTGTATTGACAAGTTTTAATCCCAATGCTTTCAGACCTAGTTTCTTAACAACAGTAGATTTACCTGAACCAGGACCTCCCATTAAGAACACTGCTTTGAATGTTCCTGGGTCATAGACTCCCTCGTCTATTAAGTCTTCTATCATATAGTCTGGTAGTGTTGACTCAACAATACCCATACCTTTACGAATATCTTTGTATAGATTCTCTATATCTTTTTTGTTTCTTGTAGGAACTCCTTTAGAGAATGCTTCGAAATCACCTTGTTCTGCCAATGCACGGAGTTTTGATGCACTCATTCCTGAAACATCATCGGCATCTGGGTCTCTTTCTCCTGCAGATACTATTTGTATCTCATTGAAGTTGTAATATCCATGTCTTGCTTTGACACCATTGTATTTCTTTAATAGTGTTTCGAACTCTTTGACTCTATCTGAACCAACGACCATTTTTACTCTGTTATATCCCTGTTTCTGCAATTCATTACATATATCAAATACAGTTCTTGCAGCGACATTTGCAACTATTCTACCAAAGAATTTTGTTAGATACTTAATCTTGTCTTTATGTGATAATGGATTTTTCTTGGGGTCATTTGAATGTGATGTGAATAACATGACTTGATATCCACCACTTGATTCTTTTTTGAGTTTGTCTACTAACTTTGCATGACCTGTAGTAGGTGGATTGAAACGACCAAAGGTGAATACTACACCTTTATCCTTTCCTTCTTTTAAAAATGAACTTAATTTTTTCATGACATATCTTCTCTATCTTTCTTAACTAAACCTGCTAGTATTTTCATATTCTCAACACCACTTTTACTTGTGTCATAGTGATAAGGTTTAGGTGTGTCACCAACAACCCAATCATCCTCTTTAAACTCTATATCTGTTTGAGCAGGATAATCTGGTAGTGCGAAAGTTCCGAATGATTTTAATTTGCCCATTACTTATCCCAATTCTTTTGTGCAGTGAAGTTATTGTATGCAAACTCCATTCTATCTACTAATTTGACTGCACTTCCTGTTTTATCTATTGCAACATAACCTTCAGGATTTACAACTTCAAAACCTGTTGCAGTCTTTTTGAAAGTTCCTATACTCTTTACTCTATTTAGGGCAACAATGATTATCTGTTTTGCAATAACAAGACCTTCCATAAACTTAGTTAGATTGGTAATGAACTTGTTTAATGCACGAAGTTCGTTATACAATTGTTCACCAATCTCTCTCTTAATCTCTTTAGTCTTTTCCATTTTAACTTTGCCGACTACTTTATCTCTCCAATAGTTCTCAAAGTGTTTCATGTATCCTGCATATGTTGGTTTAAAAGAACCACCTCTTATTTGTGCATTACAGTATGTCTTGTAAGATGCACCTGCACCCTTTTGATTTATTGTTGACTGTATTTCCATGAACTTCTGTAAGTCTTTCTTAGTGATACCATGAAATGATTTACCAACTCCTGATAAGACCTGTGTAAGTTTAAGTGTTTCTTTTGCAGTCATTGTGGAGTTTCCAGACACATCTTTATATGTTGCATCATCTACCCATACATCTGATGAATTACCTAGACTTGATGTATTTGCACCAAAACTGGCACCTAAATCTTCGATTGTAGAACCAGTGTATGTGGTATGAAAGACAATTCCCATTTTAGAACTTGCAATAGTTTTACCCAACTTGGAGTTTACATCTACTGCATACATGATTGTATTTGGTTGAAATGTGATGAATGATTTACCATCTATCTTAGTCATTTTCTTATCGTTGGTGTACATTAAATCACCTTGCATGATTGTATTCCAAGATAACTTAGATAGATATTTAAATGATGTTAGAAACTTTTCTTTTAATTGACCTGAGAGTTCAGATGCATCGTTGATTTCTTTTTCTGAAGTATAGAACAAAGGTGTTTTGTTGAATAGTGATTTCTTTGCAACGAAGAATTGACCTGTCTCTGGATGTTTTCCACAAAAGATTGCAGGTGCACCATCCCATTTAACAGTCATGTTTACAGAACTATTAGAATTTCCTTTCAACATGTCTCTTAAACCTTGTAGAAAGTTTATCGCACCACGACCACCATCAATACCTTGATTGATAATCTCGTCTTCTAAGTGTTCTAAATGTAGATTTTTTGCGCCCATAATAGTAGATTATACACCTTTTTAATGTGTTTGTCTACTATTTATGTGTTTTGGAAGTTGTGTTAGTCTACTGGTTGTGCAACAACATTATATGATGTTAAATCTGTTGCATCTAGTTCTTTAGCAGCCCATGTTGTTTTCTTACTGTTTAATGCATCTAGGTCTGCTTGTAAACTAGTAGTAACCCATTTCTTTGAACTATCATCACCTTTAACAGTGTGTTCTGTAAATGCGGTAGATGATGCATGTGTACCATTCATAACTTTACAAACATCTATTAGTCCTGCAACTTCAGTTCTAATTTGTGCATCAGTAATCCCACTTCTATCACCATCAACACCCATACTTCTGACTTCCTCACTTGAAGATGCCAAGGCAGCTGTATGAAACTGGTCTACAGTCACATCTGAAGCTAATCCTTCAAAAAATGCTAGTCTCTCATTGACTTTCGCCAACTCAGCAGTCTTTTTGTCAATAGCAGGTTGAATATTATTGTCTATTTCGTCTTGATATACGCCCATTTGAATCCTCTAACTAGGTTTTTATACAAGTATTTAGGTTTTCGAAAGCGGAGTAGAGTGCAATTTAGTCTCTATTTTAGAAATTTTTTGATTAATTTCTTTAGATTTGATTTCATCCGAGTCTTGTTTTGCTGTGCGAAGTTCTTTCTTCAAAGCTATCTTCTTTGATATCATATTGATTACCTCTTCGCTTT